TCTCTCTCGCCCTTATTAAGGGCGCCTTGAGAAAATAACTCATTTATTAGACCATTCAGCAGACCGAAACCTGTTTCGTGCGCTGCCCTATCGGTGGCCGACGTCATATCGCTTGTCGATATGAAGTCAGTCATGTCTGGATCTAATTTGTATTCTTGTGAGAATCTGAACAACCCGTTCGACTCACTCAAGCCTACTCTACATGCTGGGAGAGTTTCAAGAAACCCTCTTAACGTGTGAGCCGCAGGCGAGAGAAAGACATTTAACCACGTCTCTGACGAAGTTACAGGTCTGATCTTATTCCCCGGTTCTTTGACTACCGACACTCGTCCTATAGGATAAGTCGACGGTTTGTCTAAGTCATACTTAGCCATGAAGCCCTTATATTTCAGTGTAGACCACTGGAACATTAGAGTTCCTAGCCGGGCATCTACTCCTAAAGCGAACGCAGGCGTTCCTTCAGGTAGATATCCGGGAGTTATGCTTTCACCGAAAATTCCCTCAAGAGGTGAATCCAGATAAGCAACTCGCCAAGTCTCATGATGAGCGAATTCGTTTGAGCACACGATTTTATCGTATGCATCAACCCATTCGTCATCTTTCATTTCGAAATTTTCGTATATGGGTTTCCGGAGGAATTCATTGAATTCCCCTTCGGAGTAAGTTTTCCACTTACCTCCTTCGGCTCTCCCGTATTCGATGCAGCTCGAAGACGAGAAAGAACTATGATAGTCCTTCTTCGCTTCAGCGATTTCTTTAAACGTTTTGTCGGTTCGACTGGCTTCGGTTTGCATGTTGAAACACACATCCTGTCCTACCATCTTTCCGACTTCTGTACATCCCAAGTACAAGTCCTTTTCCCAGACGATCGAGCTCTCGGTCCTCTTTTGAAACTGACTCCTTGGAATCCATTGTTGTCGAGAATCAAGTTTCTCTTTAACCGTATACGGTTTAGAGAGCCCCTTGATGTAATCGACGACTTTCTCTGACGTGGCTTCTTTACTTGGTAAAGGCAGCAACCTTGTCTGTGACAAGATGCTGACATACCAGAATTTGTCCAAGTCTTCAAACTTTCCTTCTTCTTTCATTTTATCGATATATATATCGATAAAT